TGGAGCGTTTTGAACCCATGCAAGGTCAAGATAAGGTAAGTGTAATTTTGTTAAAGCGGAATTATTTTCAAAAACAAAAGTTGAATCACCTGTTGCTCTTGGAAAAACAACCTCTTGTATATTGGTGTTTCCTCTAAATGTTTGGTTTCCTGGCTTAGTAACAAATCCATCAAAATCAAGATAATGTGTTATGGTATTTAGACTACTAGAATTATTAAAAGCAAAAATAGCTAAATGATATTCTCTAGTAATGTAAAAAGTTATAGTATCATTTGGAATATCTACATAATAATTTTTAATGTATTTATCAGCATCATCATCAGTCCATGCGCTTGCACCCGTAACAAATAGATTTTTTAGATTATATTTAGTAGGTATAAGGCTTGCAACACCTTTTATAATTGTATTATAAGGTGATTCAAGGACATCTAAATAAGGGTTAATACCATCTTCCCCATCATTAACTAAGTCCGATGTATTTGAGCCATCTCTAAGGTAAGGCACATCATTAACAAATAAGCTTACATTATCTCCTATTTTAGAATAGTTATCATTGTATGGGTCACCTGGTGATGCAGTTGATAGGTTGGTATATTTAACGTTTTTAACATCTAATACTCTTACCTCAAATTTAGCTTTTAAAGTTTGTGTTATAGTTGTGGCAAATGTTTGTTTTAGTACATTATCTATATAGAGATACATTATACCACTTACAAACCTAAATTCTATAGGAATTTCTCCTAAAGCTTTATTAGATAAAAAAGTTTTACTACTCGACCATGCTCCTATATCACTGCTATAATATTCAAATTGATATTGAGTAGCAGAAGAGCCTTGTGCTAAATTTACTGCAAATCTTAGAGTATCATCTGAAACATTTAGTAAAGCTAGTTGAGGTCTTCGGTATTGATAATATAAAGGCATAGTTCCTAACGGACTTACATCACTATTGTAGTGAACTATGTAATCTACTGTATTATCAAATTCTTTAACCCACTCGGCATATCCGAAACTATTCCAAACTTGAGTAAGTACTGAATTATTATCAACATCAGCTGGCTCAGTTATTATCCAATCAATATTTGAAGGTTCATATATAGTACCATTAACTACATTAAGCAACCCTACACCTGTGCCAATTAAACCATTGTTTACAATAACATCAATAGCTTGCTCTGTTGCATCTAATGTTACATTAGCTTTTACTACAAAACTGCCAAACTTATTAAGTTCTACTGCTTGTGAATTAATAGTAAGTCCTGTTCCAAAAGAAACAGTAGAATCACTTGTCATATCCTTACATTCAACTACTACATCTTGTGTGGTTGAGGGTAAAACAGAATCAGGTATTACTCTAATATCTGTTGGAATTATAATTTCCTTATATTTTGACGTTCCATTTTCCCCATCATTTGTTAATTGAGAGGTGTTTGTAGCCCCTACTAAAGATTCAAAATTAGATTCAACAACCAGGGTTCCACCAGCTCCAAAAGTGCCTTTCCCTAATTTGAATATAAACTTTTCTTTAGATGTTGATTCGTTTAATGTTAATTCATGAATAACAATCTCATTTTCTGTTACAACAAATCCCTCTGTATCGTTTACCATTGATACTAATTGTGCTAAACCTGTTCCAGCAAAATCAGAACTAATACTGTAAGATGTTATATTGTTGTTTAAATCTAATTTTGATATAAAAAAATTAACACCATCAGAACCATCATTAACTAAGTCCGATGTATTTGAGCCATCTCTAAGGTAAGGCACATCATTTATAAATTGTGATATGTTTAAATTTGCATTATCGGCTCCAGAACCCTCAAATATTGCTATATTATCAATCCAAAAGTTAGCACCACCACTAGGTGAACTACAATAAAAAACTAGCTCATCATAAGTTTCACCTAATAAAGAAAGTTGCTCTTTATTTATTTGCACTCTATTCCAGTCGTTAGGCTGTGGGTCCGTTATCCATGTTCCAACTCTACCCACCAATACACCAGCTAACTGAAATTGACAAACTAAATTAATATAGTCAAAACCAACATTATCAGATTTTACATAAAACTCCAATAAATCAACGTAATCACTATTAAAAGCTGTTGCGCTTGTAAATTTTAACTTATCTGTTACTGAGGCCCCATTCGCATAAATTGATTTAGTGCCAGTATAAGGGTCATTAGTTACTAAAGTAAATGGTGGTGCAAGTGGTGTAAAAACCCACTCAGTTCCCTCATTAAATACTATTTCTTTTGTTGTTTTAAATGGTACACCAGAATCAGCTTTTATAGTTACCTGTTTAATCAGAAATACTAACGCTGGGTCATAATCTGGTGGAACCACTAAATCTAATGTTGCTGGTGTTCCTGTTATTTTCCCAACTGTACCAATGGTATCTGGTGAAACTGGTGCAATAGCAATAATTAAATCTATCCTATCTAATATTGGGTCTGAAACATCTAAAGTAACTTGGCCAGGTGCTGAGCTATACGTGTTTCCATCTACCTGGTAAGAATCAGCGGTAACATCAAAAATATTACCAGTTCCAGTCCAAACAGCTGAAACATTGTTTGGTGAATATCCTGGAACATTTGACAAAAAATTTGCCTTTGTTGTTTTGTAAGAGGAACCTCCAGCAACAACGTGTATTAGTGAATCATCAGCTGTTTCTGTTATTGCGTTTCTTTGTGTTAATTTCTGGTCTGCCATTGTTTTATTTATAAATCGTTAAATATGTAATTCTCACCATCTTGAAAAATAAAATTCTCATCATCTTGAAAAATGTACCCTCCAGATGGTTCTGGTTGCTGTATTTTAGTTATGTTCCCATATCCAACAATAGAGCCATCAAAAGTAACATAACTATCTAAAGGCGTTGCGCTACTAATTTGAGTAATATAACCATAACCAGTTTGCTGTATTTGGTTCATTCTAATTCGCCACTCTATTCTAATTCGGCCTCTTTTGAGGTCTAGCATTTTATTGTGGCTAACATAAAGTGTTGGTTCTGTTACTATTGAATTATCTGAAACTAAAATTCCAGTAAAACTAATAGTATAGCTTTGCGTTGTAGGTATAGAGGTGGCCCACCCATTAGTGTTATCCCTAGTCGTGGTTGTTAAAGATTCTACGCTCTCAGAAAAACCATTATCGGTTAAACATCCTATTGGTGCAAAATCATCCAAAGCTGAGCCTTTTATCTCTAAAACAACATCTAAACCTTTAATATATTCTTTAGCCATAATCCAAAGTTACAAATTTTATCCTTTTATCGTCGGTTTTACAGTATTTCCATAATCATTTACTGGTGAATCTCCTATATCCAGGTTAGTGATAGGGTCCCCAAAAAATCTTTTTAACTGTAAATTAGTAATATCCTCTTTTGCTTGGTAATTATAGCCCATTATTGTAAACAAACCATCAAAACCATCTATTTGAACTATTGAAAAATAATCTACAAACCCTTTTACATCACCCTCAAATAATAACGCATTTTCCTGTTGTAAACGCATTAAATCTTGGCCTAAAAGCTCTATAATAGGCAAATCCTCAGAACCTCCTTTTCGAATCCATGTTGAGGTTCTCTCGTCTGCATCCGCTTTATAAATATTACCTATATAGAAATCTGTTTCAGCATCCCCATTAAAAACCTCTATATTCTCAGCAATTTTAGACGTTGTAATATCCTCATTTTCAAAAGTCCAAACCTGTCCTTGTACTGGGTTTGTTGTTTCTGCATTTAACTCTATGGTAATTTGGTAAGGCTTATAGCTGTTTGTCCCCTCATTAAACCTAAATTTTAAAATACCATCTATTGGTGATGGTGGCATAATATAAGTGAATTTATTTGCATCTGGTGGTATGCCAGGATACGTAACGCTTAAATCCTCAAAAAAATATTCAGAACCTCCCACAATCCAGTCTAAATCGTTATTTACTGAATAATCATTAGAGCCATCTGAAACAACTAAAGACATTCTCATAGCTGTTGAGCTTGTAGGAGCTATAGCCCAGACGAATATTTTAACAGACTGGCCTTGTGTAATATCTATTCCAGCTAAAGTTCCTAAAACCGCATCCCCAGAACCACTAGATATAATGGGTTGGTAAAAATTTGGGCCTGTAGTGCTATAAGACGCTGGTTTTAACAACTCCCAATGCTCTGGTGTTCCTCCTGTATTAACTAGGTATGGATTTTTAATTTGCTCTTGGTATAACCCGTATTTATAATAAATCCTTAAAGCGCCAATACCTTTTTCTAAGCCTATTTGCTGGTTTTCATTGCAATGGAATAATGGAAAATTATTTATTTGAGAGCCTAATGCTCTAAGAATTAATCCTGGGGTGTATTTCTGGCCTAATTTTATTATACCCTGGTAATCATACATCCAGAAAACTGGGCTTTGGCTTACGTATAATTGATTAATTTTATAAATTAACCACTTACCATTATATTGAATTATTGAGGCTCCAAAAATCTGTAAAAGGTCCTTTAAAACTTCCTCGCAACTCATAATGGTTTCGTCATCATCTTTATAAAACCTGTCAGCATTAAAATAAATATTGCCTAAAATATCCTCATTTTCATCGGCCCCTGTATAAAAAGTATCTATGCTAGTAAAAACATCTAATTCTAAATTAGTGCGCTCTAAAGCGTTTACGATAATTTCTAACCCTGTTTGTCGGCCACTCCAAATAAGCCCATTAGGCTGTACATAGGAAAGATTCTCTAGGTAACTTAACCCATCCAAACAGTTTACCTGGATAAACCATGTTTCGGCTGTAAAACTTTCGTAATAACCCTCTGGTTCTACCCATCCAACAAATAATGTATCACCATTTCTTTTGTAAACCACCTTAAATGTTCGCTCATTGCTTGTGAAAAACTCCTCAAATTTTCTACCAGCATTGGCTTGAATATTTAACTCCAGGCCAGTGCCTTTAAATAATGATGAAACACTTTCAACTTTTCCACTTTTTAAAACTGCATAACCCTCTATTTCAGTCGGTAAATGGCCCAAATAGCTCTGGTCATAAATCTCAACTACATTCTCATTATTTTTATCGTCATAATGTGTTAATTCATATCTTAAATAAGCCATTATCCAGTTACATTTAGTTTACCACTTAAAGCACTATTTTCTTTTAAAGTCTTGGAAAGTACGCCAACTAATTTGGTTCCAGCAATTTCAAATACCACATTGCCCCCGCTAAAACCACCGCCACCAGAACCATAAGCTCTTGAACCACCAGAACCAGCACCACCTCCAGAGCTAGAACTTGCCCCTCCAGCGCCACCTCCAGAACCCATAGAGCCTCCTAATCCTTTTGCTCCCTTGCTAAACATAGAGCCTATAGCAACTAAAGCCACACCAGCCACAATAGCACCAGCACCTCCTAAACTTTCCAATGCCTTTTTAGTAACAATCAAACCTACTCCAACTTGGATAGCCATTTTTCCTAAAGAAACTAAAATACCTCCTAAACCAGCTAATAAAACAGAACCAGCTCCTTTGATAATATTACCGCCCTCAGTCATAGCTTGGCCTATCATTTCCCCCATCTGAGCAAAAGTATTAGAGATGCCATTTTGTATAATATCATTTGCACTATCATTAAACTCATCTAAAGCATCGGCAATTCTTTGCGCTCTTTCTCTTATTGGTGTAGCATCTAAATATTCTTGGGTTTTTTTAATTGCCTCATCTACTCTACCAGGTAAACCATCCAACCCTGGAGTTGTAATTTCAGCATTAAAAATATCTTGGATTCCTTTAACAGAATTTTGTAAATCTGTTATATCTATCGGCTCTAAAGAACGTTTGGCTATATCTATATTAGATAATTTTAAACCAGCAATAGTGTTTTCTAGTTTTGTAGTTTCTAGCTCTAAGGCCTTAAACTCATCTGTTAAATCAGTGGTTAAATCTGGTGTAACTAATTTGGTAAAAGAAACTGCCAGCTCATCTACCTTATCAGCTAAATTTGTAGCACCACCAGTAAGGTTATCAATAGCAAGTGCTATGCCTTTAATCGGTGCAATAGCAAAAGCAACTAATTTAACAGCTAAATCTCTATAAACTTTTTCCTGGGTTTTAGCACCCTCTAGTTGTTGTTTTAAATTTCCTAGTTGTGCTTTTTTAATCTCAAATAAAGTAGTTAATTCCTTTATTTTTAAGTTGTTAATTTGAAGTTGGCTTTTCCCTTGGAGCTTTAAAATGTTATCGGTGGTATTTAATAAATCCACAATATGCTGTTGCTCCTCTCCTTGGTCCTGTAACACCTCTAGTTGGTCTCCCAGCTCTTTGCTTACTCCAGTAACAAACCCCTTTATTTCGCCCCAATAAGCAATTACAAGGCCTAATAAAACAATAAAAGCACCAATCCCTGTTGCAACTAAAGCAACAGTTAAGGCTCTGGCCCCAACTACACCAGCTTTAAAAGCACTAGATAAAGAACTACCTAAATCTAATATTTCCTCAGCATAACCACCAGTAATACTATCCAGGGCCTCAAAACCTTTGTTACCCTCTTTGAATAAATCACTAAATCCATTGCTGGTTTTCTTTACGCTTTTTCCAATATCCTCAATGTTTTCATCCAGGTCTTTTACTGCATCTTTAGCATCCTCAACACCCTTTTCTAAACCACTGGTATCGGCTCCAAACTTAATATCAAAACTGTTATCCAATTTGCTTTAATTTTGTTTCGTTAATAAATCGCTCCTGGGCTTGTTTAATAGCCTCTAATTGGCCATCGGTAACGCCTCCATTCTCTAGGTTATCCACAAAAGGTAAAGCCATTACATCCTCTAATTTCTTAGGTATGTTTTTATGGTTAATGTTAAAGGCTCGTATGGCCATAAAACCAACAAGCCTATATTTCGCCCAATCCCATTGTTGTTCCCTAACATAAGCATATTCTCGTAATCTAAATTCACCCAAAGTCATATCATAGACTTTTTCTAAATCATTTACTTTTAGCTCAACAAGTGCAAAGGATATAATATTTGCTAAAAAACTAGCTATTGGCTTTTCCTGGCTGTTTTCCTTGTTTGCGCTCTGTTTTTTTTTACTGGCTCAGCTTTTGAGGCTGGTAAATCCACATTCATAGATTTTCTAAAAGCATCCATAAACTCAGCAACCCCAGGACCTTTTGCACCTCCATCAATATCTATCCAATCTGTAACTTTATAAACATTAAAATCTGGTTTTAAATCCTCACGCAAATATCCATAAACCAATGAAAAATACATTAATTCTGGTATAGCTTTGAAAGGGTTGGTTTTCATGTAATCCTCTAAAGCATCCATGCTTATGCCTGTTTTTTCAATAAACAAACCTAAGAACCCTAGCCCAAAATAAAAAGTGCGCTCTTTGCCTCCTAAAATAATTTTAGTTGTTTTTTTTCCTGTCATTTTTTTCTGTTTTTAATTATACTATTGGGTCTGTGGTAGCTATTGTACCAGAACCATCTAAAGTTGCGCTAAAAGTTGCGTTCTCTTGGTTGGTTGGTGAATCTAGGTTTAAGCTAGTGATAATTGCAGTACCAAAATAGTTTGCAGTATCGGCTAAACCTGTGTCAAGTTTCCACGTTACTGTGGCCTTTGCCATTTGCTTAATTAACAGCCAGTCATGAGAGGCTTTTGTAACATCTCCACTTGCTCCTGTGTCTATGTATAAACCATCTGCGCTAATAGAATAACTAAATACACCAGCTGTTTTTACAATAACCCCAGCATCACATTTTGTTGCTGTTTCCAACACCTCTTGTGCTGTTGCTAAACTGTTTGAAGTCAAACACGCCACTGGTCTGTAAATTGTGCCATCATGGATATAAAGTATGTTTGCATCTCCCTTAATAAATGTTGCCATTTTTTTTGA